TAATTGTCATTGTATTATCATCAGTAATAGATCCAACCATATAAGTCATACCACGTATAACTACACGATCTCCTTGTTTAATTTGTTGAGTAAATCTGCAATTAGTTCCACTAATTGTTTGAGAACCTGGAGTTACTGAAATATAACCAGACAATTGATAAGTAGCAGAACGCTTAACTACCGCAAGTTCTTGTCCGTCAAATTCCCAGAACAATCCATTTTGATCATCGAATGCTCCGACACGTGTAGAAGCACCGATCCAGTTTTTAACTGTAACACGAGGTAAACTTGTTAAAACTGCTGTTGCGCTACCAAGAACATTAATTGCTGATAGTGTAAATGTATTTTCATTAACAATTGCGCCAACACCATAAATTCCATTATATCCGCTAGTAACAACTCCAGAAATTTCAATAGTTGCTCCTGCTTGCAATCCATGATCAACTTCAGTTACAACTGTAATGGATGATCCAAGAGCAGTTCCGTTGGCAGAAATTTGATCAAGATTAATAACTGGATTAAACAAAACACCAGAAGTCCAAAGAACACCCTTACCTGATTGATAACGCAGATATTTTTTAGTCTGTCTTGCTACTGATGCTCCATGAGATGGTAAGAATGTTCCAAGGTTTACACCACCATCAAATGGTCTATGTTGAATAAACGCATCAGATCTTGTATAAATTGTAACATTAATTCCAGCTGGTGCTACCGCTCCACCAACACGTGCAGTAAAGGTAAATGTTGTTGGGGAAGGAACAGTTTCAGCAGAGAAGTTTCCTGCCAATAAATCATGATTTGTTCCGTTTGATGTTACTGTTACAACTAATGGAGATCCTGGAACCAAACCATGATTTGCAGATGTTGTAACTGTAATAGTAGATGGCGATACGTTATTACTTGTTATTGAAGTTACTGGTAATGCTGAACCTGCATAGAAACCACCACGACGAGCATAAGTAGAACCAGCAAAAATTGATGTTCCAGCTGTTCCAACAATACCTTTAGCGAAATATGTAAATGTTGTTGAAGTAGGAACTGTAGCAATAACAAACGATCCTTGTGCACGTGCATAGTTAGAAGCATTACCCAAACCGAATACAATAACTGGATTACCGACAGATAATCCATGTGCTTGAGAACAAGTAACAGTAATAATAGATGGGTTACCACCATCAGAAACAATATTAGTTACAAACAAGTCCAATCCAGGTTTTTCATAGATACCAGGAATGTTACGAATGTCTGTATAGTTCTGCCATTTAGTTGGCTGTAGTCCATATTCAAAGTCAGCATCAATTAATGACTGAGGGTTTGCAACACGCATGCGCTCAATAGCATCAACACCAAAAGCATATGGACGAATAATATTACCAACTTGTTTTGGTGCGTCAGTATAGATAGCAATCTTATCTGTTGCTAACATTCCTGATGTATCTGCAGAGAATGTTACAGTTGATACGCCAGCTTGCTCTGAATAAAATGTAGTGTTATCGCTAGGATCATATGTTATTGTGCCATTTCTGGTAGAATCTCCAAGTGCGTAAATATTAACTTGTTGTGTTTTATTAGCAATAATTAATAATTGCGTTAAATCACATTTCCCTGGAAATTTAAGAGTTCCTTGCCCTGCAAATCCAGGTGTAAAAATATATTTTTCAACTAATTGACGTGCCATGTTTTATCCCTATTTTAGAATCCAAAGATTAACGCAAAAGACGTATAATCTGATTTAACCGATTGGTCTAAGTTATTCAACGAAACGATACCATCTAATCTCAATTGTCCGAGATCATATACAAACTGTATTGTATCAGTTACTAACCCCAAATCTTCGATAGTATTTAGGTTAGTTTCTGCGTATACTGCTCCCAAATCACTTAATGCTTGCGGAGCAAAAACCTGAGATGCAGTTCCACCAGCTGGAGTTACGTTAGTCCATCCAGTTCCGTCGTATGCCAATATTTGATTGGCAGTAGGATCAACGATGTTAATTCCAGCAAGAGTTGAGATAGATGGAGCTGTAGATTGAGAAGTTCCATCAGAGAATTTTAATGCGTGACTTAATTTTATTTTATTGGTTTCTTTTGATATTGATACACCATCAATATTAATACTTCCTGGACCAACATAAAGTGTATGCCAGCGTTTAGTTGCAGAACCAAGATATTGAGTATTATCTACATCAGGAAGAATGTTTCCAGTAGTTGTAATATTTGCGAATGTTGGACTGCTTGTAGTTCCAATCGCTTGACCAATACTAATAGCTCCAGTAGTGCTATTGTAAGTTACGCCAGTTCCTGCACTAAGAGCAGCTCTTGCACGTGTATCGGTGTAGTAAAGATTTGTTCCTTCTGCAATATCAGAAGTAGTTGCTTGCGCACCAGCTGTCGCACGACCTTTAGCATCAACTGTAACTTTAGTATAAGTACCAGCAGTTACACCACTATTAGCAAGTGTTAAAGAAGATGAACCAGCTGTTGTTGTCGCATCTCCACTAAATGCTGGTAATCTAGAAGCAGATAATGTTCCAGAAGTAATATTAGAAGCATCAGTTGTATCGGTTGTTGCTGATGCTGCTAATCCAGAAATTTTATTGGTATTAATAGAACCAGCCAACATTGTATTGGTGACAGTTCCAGAATCACCAGTTGTCACAACAGTACCAGTAGTTGCTGGTAAAGTGATTGTAGTAGTTCCAGCTGCTGCAGGAACTTGAACAGTAACAGTTCCAGAAGTAGAACCATTTAAAATTATAGTTTTTCCAGCAGCAAGTGCTAAATGTTCACTTGATGTCCAAGCAGCAGTAGAAGAAACCCAGTTGATGGTTTTATCTGTAGAACCCTTAAGAGTAATACCGCCACCATTGGCAGTTACATCAGTTGGACTGGAAACAGAACCAAGTTCTATGTTTTTGTCGTCAACGCTAACTGTAGTTGAATTAACTGTAGTAGTTGTTCCATTAACAGTTAAGTCGCCTGTAACAGTTAAATTTGCTCCAACAGTTGCGTTTCCTGTTGTATTTACAGTAGTAAAGGTTGGAGTTCCAGCAGTTGTTAAATCTTGAGTAGTACTAATTACACCAGTATTATTGTTATAAGAAATACCAGTGCCAGCAGAAAGAGCAACTCTTGCTCTTGCATCAGTAAAATAAAGATTAGATCCTTCTGCTAGATTAGTTGTAGATTTAGCAGCAAAAGCACTATCGAAACGTGCTTGTGTATAATAAAGATTAGATCCTTCTGTAATTCCAGAAGTAGAAGGAGTTGTATAACTAATTACTCCTGTTGTATTATCATAAGATAAACTTCCACTTACACTTAACGCTGCTCTAGCACGAGCATCTGTATAATAAAGATTTGTTCCTTCTGCTAGATTAGTTGTAGATTTAGTTGCTAATCTTGTATCGAAATCGGTATTTACTCTAGCAGTTGTATAATAAAGATTTGTTCCTTCTGCAATATCAGAAGTAGTTGCTTGTGCGCCTACTGTTGCTCTACCCTTTGCGTCAACAGTAATTTTTGTATAAGTTCCTGGAGTAACTCCGCTATTCGCTAAAGTTAATGTAGTTGATGATCCTGTAGTTCCAGTGCCAGTTACATCACCAGTAAATGTTAATGCTCCAGAAATTGATGCGGTAGAAGCAGCAGTAATTCTACCTTTAGCGTCTACGGTTAAAACAGGAACTGCAGTAGAAGAACCATAAGACCCAGCTGTAACACCAGAAGAAGACAATGTTAAAGCAGAAGATCCTGCAGATGATGTTGCATCACCAGTGAATGCTGGTAAACGAGCAGCTGATAATGTTCCAGAAGAAATGTTTGAAGCATTAGTTGTATCGGTTGTTGCTGATGCAGCAAGACCAGAAATTTTAGAAACAGCTATGGCAGCAGATGAACTAATATCTGCGTCAACTATTGTTCCATCAGCAATCATCGCTGATGTAACAGTTCCAGAATCACCAGTTGTCACAACAGTACCAGTAGTTGCTGGTAAAGTGATTGTAGTAGTTCCAGCTGCTGCTGGAGTTGCTAATGTTACAGTACCAGAAGTAGAACCTGCTAATACAAAGTTTTTACCTGCAGCTAAACGAATATGTTCAGAAGATGTCCAGGCACCAGTAGCATTAACCCAATTAAATGTTTTATCTGTAGTACCTTTGAGGGTAATACCACCTCCATCAGAACTGGCGTCTGTTGGAGAATTTGTAGAAGCCAACTCAATATTTTTATCGTCTACAGTTAGTGTAGTTGAATTAACTGTAGTAGTTGTTCCATTAACAGTTAAGTCGCCTGTAACAGTTAAATTTCCACCTACTGAAGCATTACCTGTTGTTGTAACTGCTGCGAAAGTTGGAGAATCACTAGAACCAACCCCTAAATCTGGAGTATAACTTGATCCATCTGATGTACTAATTGTGAGAACACCAGAAGATGAGTTATAAGATACACTAGAAACTCCTGCTACTGCAGTAGTGCTAGCAGAAGTAATTCTACCTTGTGCATCTACAGTAATAACTGGAACAGCTGAAGCAGTACCATAAGTTCCTGCTGTTACTGCAGTGTTATCAAGATTAATAGTAACATTATTATTTGTTACAACAGAAGTTAATCCAGTTCCCCCAGAAACTGTTAATGTATCTGTTAATAGAGAAACAGAATCTGTTCCTGAGTCACCAGCAATATTTAAACTAGAAGCTACTTGGGCAGTACTTGCTGATGTAATTTGTCCTTGAGCATTAATAGCTAAAACTGGAATTTGTGTTGCGGATCCATATGAACCAGCAGTAACGCCAGTATTTGATAAAGCGATAGTTACAGCAGTTGAACCATTATATGATGTTCCGCTTAAACCAGTTCCTATTGTTAAGGTTGCTAAATTAGATCCTAAAGCAATCCCAGAAATAGTTGAATTTTGTAATTTAGAATTAGTAATAGAACCTGCTGTAATATTACTTAAATCTTTTCTTGCAAGTTCAAAACCCCCAACAGTAGATCCATCATGAACACGTAAAGTTTGTGCAGTAGTATCTACTGTAACCTCATAAGCTGCACCAGTGAATGTGCTATGCTGGGTGGTAGTACCTCTTCTAAATTGAATTTGAATTGCCATTCTTTATACCTTTACGCTATAGATCCTGCGTCAACTAACGCAGCCATATTTATTGAGTCTGTTATATAACCAGCATCTACTACTGTAAATCCATTATTTCCACCAGAAGAAACAGTAGCCCACTGAACACCAGATCCAGTAGATTGTAAAACTTGTCCAGAAGTTCCAACAGACCCTCCTGCTGTTAATGTTCCTGTGATAATAGAATTATCAAGTGTTTTATTTGTTAGTGTTTGCGCACCAGTTAAGGTTGCAACTACAGAAGGGTCAATTGAAATATTACCCGACCCTGTAATAGTTCCACCAAGTAATCCAGCACCTGCATTGATAGATGTTACAGTTCCTTGGTTCTGCCCTGAAGCATCACCAAAGAAACTTATATTATTGCTAGAATTTTTGTAATATAATTTTCCATCGGCATAATTAATAGCCAATTCACCATAGTCGAGATCCGACGATGTAGGTACTTTACCTACAACAGAAGATTTTTTTAATTTTAATACGTTGGCCATTATATACCTTAAAAAAGGAAAATAAATTTTGAAAGGGGAGTAGAAACTCCCCTCTTATTTAGTGATGGTTAGTAAGAACCACCATCAACATCGCCATACACCAAAGTTGTTCCGTTTGATTGTAAGACTTTGCCAGTAAGACCGATAGTTAATTTACTTAGTGTTGTAGAACCAGAAGCAACTAATAAATCACCAACTGAGTAACTAGAAGTTCCAGTACCACCATAAGCAGCAGCTACTGTAGTTCCTTGCCAAACACCAGTACTAATAGTACCTAATGTAGTAATAGAAGATTGACCAACATAAGTTGATGCAATATCGATACTATCAGAATTAACTGTAATTCTATTAGCAGTTCCAACTACATCCAACACACCAGAATCATAAGTTAAACCAGCACCTGCAACAGTAGATGCCAACTGAACAGCATCACTAATAATAGTGATACCATTAGCTACGTTTACATCAAATTGATTACCATTCTTAATAATACCAGCACCAGCAGCAATTGAGCTTGATACCGTAAATAGAGAGAACGATAACGCAGTAGTTCCAATTGTAATAGTTCCAGTAGTAATTAGAACCCAACCAGATTGTCCATTAATAGTACCTTCTTCAACGAAAGTAAACATACCAGAACTAACTTCAGTTCCTGGGGTATTATCACAGTCACTTGAACGAGTCCAAGAACCAGCAGCGACGACGTAAATACCATTCTGAGAAGCAGTAGTTTGATCTTTAACGAGAACACGATCACCAGATATTACTGATACTCCATCAATAGTTTGTGTTCCAGATAGAGTAATATTTCCTGTAGTTGCAGCACGAACAGACGCTTTAACATCAAGACCAGTTCTAGCAGCATCAACATATGCTTTAGTAGCAGCATCTTGTGGGTTTACAGGATCAGCAAGACCAGTAATATTATTACCGTTCATTGCTAGGTTGCCACCAATAGAACCTGTTCCTGTTACAGTTATTGTTCCTGCAATGCTAGTGTTTCCAGATGCAGCATCAACATTAAACTTGTTAGTATTGATAGCAACGTCACCAGTAACACCTAATGTTCCAGCAACTTGCGTATTACCTGTTGATGCATTAACAGTAAATTTATTGGTATTAACAGAGAAGTTTCCTAGTGAAGAAACAGTGCTAGAGAAAGTCGCTGCACCAGTTACACCTAAAGTAGAACTTAAAGTGGTGGCACCAGTTACACCTAAAGTAGAACTTAAAGTAGTGGCACCAGTTACACCCAATGTTCCTGCTACGGAAGTATTTCCTGAAGCAGCAGCTACATTAAACTTATTAGTATTAACAGAGAAATCGCCAGATACATCAGCTGTAGATGAGAAAGTTGCTGCACCTACATGACTTGTAGTTCCACTGAATGTTGCATTTCCAGAAACACCAAGAGTACTTGATAGGCTAGTAGAACCAGTTACTGTTAAGGTTCCACCTACAGATGTATTACCAGAAGCAGCAATTACGTTAAATTTATTTGAGTTTACAGAGAAGTCTCCACCAGAACCTAAAGTTCCTGAGAAACTACCTGTTGAAGCATTTAATGCTGCTAAAGTAGAAGAACCACTTACATTTAATGTGCCTGCAATTGCAGTATTTCCAGAAGAAGCTGTTACATTAAACTTATTAACATTAACTGCAAAATCGCCAGCAACATCTAATGTGCTTGATAAATTAGTAGCACCAGTTACACCTAAAGTAGAACTTAAAGTGGTGGCACCAGTTACACCTAAAGTTCCACCAACAGTAGCATTACTTGTTACAGATAAAGTGCTTGATAATG